AATCAGAAAGACTTGAGAACTTAAGAGTAAGAGATGTTGAGCATCGCCGAGCTGTTAATCAAGTGTCAGTTAATGAGCTTGAATCACTTGGTGTGACAAATGAGCAAGCGATAGCAATCGTTAAAGCGCTGGCTAACAATAAACTAACCCACATTTCAATCAACTACTAAGCCGCTAAGGCGGCAATAAGGAATATATTATGAGTGATAAATTTAACCTCCCGTGCTCAGTTGAGACGGATTTAGATGACAGTAAAAACATATGGCTAACAGATAAAACCCACGTAAGGGCTTGCTTTTTTAATGAAGGACTGGCTGAGCACGCAGCCAATTCAATAAATACAGTTACAGAAAAAGAAAAGGAGATATCCGAACTAAAGAGGAAAGTATTTAGCCTTAACGCCATAAAGACTGGCATGTCAAAAGAGCAATTCAGCTCAGACAAAAGAGCGGAAAAGCAAGTAAAGCGCCTACTTGATGCGCTTGATAGTGTCACTGGGCACTACGATGCGAGTGAAATAGCTCACTTTTTTGGGTTGGATGCAGGCTCAGCAGAAAGGGTTGTTGAGGCTATCAATTCGGCAGAGGTGTTCCTTGGTGGTGGAAAGGGTTAACTGGTCGGAGCAGTCAATTAGCTAAACTGTGTAACAATACATGCAGTTTAGTTAATTGGGGTTTTTATGACGGATATATCGAAGCAGATTAAGAAGGATTTATTTAGCGCTAATCGGCGTATCGAGAGGTTGGAAAGTTTCATTAAATTACTTCAGCTTGATAGTGTTTCAGATGATGTTAAGCGTGAGAAGCTACTTAAGGAGAAATGGTGATGAGTCAATCAATTAAAAATAAGCTCCAGGTTGTAGGCCTGTTTATGGTTTGTGTTTTGATTATGTGCGCGGAGAGTTTCTGATGAGTATTCCAGCTGGCGCAACTCATATTAAACAATGGAACGGCTCCGAGTGGATGCCAATGCACTTAAAGGTAGACGGTACTGGTTATTACTTTTACAGCAAGCTTAACGGGTGGTGTAAGGACTGCGCTATAGCTGGCCATATACTTGACTTGTATTATGACGAAATATCCAGAGAGATTGATACGGAAACTGTAGAAGAGGCGGCTTGCTTTAACGCTGAAGCCGCACATAAAACAATTATAAATATAGGTGGTTGATATGAATAAGTGCGGATGCATTGGTTGTGATAATGTAGCAACTCATACGTGGAGTGGGCACCCAACCTGTGATGCTTGCCGTCCAGAAAAAACAGGAGTGACACCTAACCCTAAATCACCCTATGACGTTGACGCGCATGTTAGTGAGGCTAAGCCAGTATTCACCCAAGCTATGGCTGATGCTGGGGAGTTGGTTGGTGGCATTACTTGCGAGTATTTAGACGCTAATAGCGGGTGGAGAGAGTGCTACATTGTTGGGCGCGACCAAGGTGATTACATCTGGGTTATTCAATCTTACGAATCGGTATTCTTTATGCCTGAAGACGGTTTAAAGTTTCGGCCAATCCAAACCGAGCGCGAAAAGGCTATTGAGTATGCGTTTAGTAAAATGTTTCCCAGTGACGCAGCGATAGGCGGTGCTGAGTAAGTCTTAGGTATTGCATTCGACTGCGGCCTATTGCAAACACCTAAAAACAATGTAGCATAGCGATATAAAGCTCACTCCTTTATATCTCATCTCCTCGCCCCTTCATTGGGGCATTTTTTTGCCTACTGTTCACTGGTCGTACCACATAGGGCTAATTAGTTTGTTATATTCAGCTAAACATTATAGGAGAGAGTAAAAATGAAAGTATTAATCGCAATTATATTAATCATAGCCGCAGCTTTGTTTGTAATGGCTGGCGCTAGTGTTCTATCTGTATCAAAGGGAGCGTTACACGATATCTTCGGGTTTATGTGTATCGGGTTTGCAGGTTTATTCTTTGGTCAAATTGGCATCATGATAGCGGTCGGTAAGGAGTAGGTGATGAGGGGTTTAGAATTTAGAGCGTGGGATGAAGATATAAAGTCCTACATTAACTATGAAAATAGCGATCAGTTTGCGATAGGCCTTAACGGTAAGCTTATTGATATTGGGTGTAAGTTTACCTCTCAAATAAAAGAAGTTTCAAAAGGTATTGTTATTGAGCAATTCACCGGCCTAGCTGACGTTAATGGCGTTAAGATTTTTGAGGGTGATACCTTAAGATGTCCAGATGGTCACAAGTATGACGTAGTTTTTGACTCAAGCAAGTTTGTAGCAGTTAACCCAGATGACAAATTAGATTTTTACTTTTTAGATGATTTTGATTTTGAAGTCATCGGCAATATTCACGAGAATAAAGATGAATAGCTTACACCTGCCAAAACTAGCTATATCGCTAGCTGTAATGCTCATAGCGCTTACATTGCCAAAAGTTAAGCCAAAGGTAACAGAGCCAGAAGAAAACTGCTTTAAGGTGATTACAGGTGTTAACAGTAGTTTTGAAACTTCATCTATTGCGCTAGTGGGCAGGATGGAAAGGAAGGGTTATTTAATAGGGGAGTGTGATGATTAATTTAATGCAAGGCGATGTTGATTAGTGCAATGCAAGGGGGTATAGTTAGGGTTAATTATTCCATCAAGAGGCTGCTATGAACGGTAATTACCCAACTATACAAGTAAAAAGAAAGCAAAAGCGGTTGCACAGGCATGTAATGGAGTTGCATATTGGCAGGGAGTTAAGCCCTAACGAGCTAGTGCACCACAAGAACCATGATAAGCATGACAACAGGATTGAAAACCTAGAGATTGTGACGCGGTCTGAGCACAAAAAGCTTCACCCAGAGATCGGCATGGAAACAAGGCTAAAAAAAATATATAGCTTTGATGTTGACGAGTTAAAGCTACATAGAGAGGCGGGGCTTAGTACGTACAAGATAGCCAAAATTTACGGATGCAATCAAGCGACTATATTTAGGGAGTTAAAGAAACATGGAATCAAATAATAAATGCACGTTGCTTTTAGGTGATTGCCTAGAAAGAATGAAAGAGATTGAAAGTGGTAGTGTTGATATGATTTTAACTGATCCGCCTTATGGCACTACGGCGTGTAAGTGGGATTCAATAATACCACTGGAGCCAATGTGGGAGCAGTTGAAGCGGATCATTAAGCCTAGCGGGGCTATTGTGTTATTTGGCGCGGAGCCGTTTAGTAGCTTGATGAGGTGTAGCAACCTAAAGCAGTTTAAATATGATTGGGTATGGCAGAAAGATAAGGCGACAAATCACCTAAACGCAAAAAGAATGCCTATGCGTAGAAATGAAATTATAAGTGTGTTTTATAAAAATCAATGCCTGTATAACGCACAGCTGCAAAAGAAAGACCCAAAAAATATCAGGCCGCCAACAACCAAAAGAAAGCAGGCCGACAATTACGGGAAAATGACCGCAGACTCTACGCGTCAAATCCCAGCTGATATGAGCTATCCAAACGAAACTCTGCAGTTTAGAGGCTGTTTTGGCGATAAAGGTAAGTCTCTTCACCCTACACAAAAACCAGTCGCTTTAATGGAATACTTAATCAAAACTTACACCAACGAAAATGAAACTGTTTTAGACTTCACAATGGGCAGCGGCTCAACAGGCGTAGCAGCTAAAAACCTAAACCGTAACTTTATCGGCATTGAGCTAGATGAAAACTATTTTGCGATAGCAAAAGAGCGAATTCAGAACGCAACACCGCCAAAACAATAGTTACAAACACCATTTAATACATGGTAAAATAAACCTACAGCAGCAGGTTAGGCATACCCCGAAAAGGTGCTAGGTGTTTGTACTTTTCGTAGGGTGAGACGCTTTATTGCAGGCAAATTAAGTCGGAGGCGAAATGATTAAGATGCATTTGAACGGTGACGATCAAGGGTTAGATTACTTAGGTTAAGGGGGTGTAAATCTCGCTCCAACTGGCGTAATAGTTGGAAACTAAATTCATTATTAGGAGTAGTATATGACAGATAAAAAACCAGTAAAGCAGGATGAACCTGTCGCTGAAACACGTGGCGGCGGAGTAAAGCCTGATAAGAAAGATCCCAAGTAATGATCGATATACTCCAGCTATGCAATGATCAGTTAAGAGGGTTGCATCTGGATATGTTTTTAATAGCGATCTACCTGGTCGCTATTTTTATATGCAAAGCTAAAGACTTATACGTTTGCACTCTAGCGAGTATCGTTTCGCAAGCGTTTAGCTTGTCACCTCTGTATCGAGCAACTCTAGAGTACGAGCCGTCAGCAGTATTTCTAATCTACTCTTTCATATACTTTACAGTAATAAGATATTTGTCTACCTACAAAGTAATGCTGGCTTGCTTTATAATGGCTGCATTCGAATTAATAGTTTATAAGGCGTACAGGGATGAGATCGGAATTGTCTTCATTGAGGCTTTCTTGTACGAAAATTATGAACTACTTGTTACACTGCTGCATATGGCTATTATCAATTCAACTATTAACTGGCGAAAGGTTATCGGTAGTGTTCGAGATTATTGTTTACCTCTACTTCGCACTATCCGCAATGTTAGCCTATCTTTGCCTTATTGACGCCAAACGCGCTACAATATTAAGAGATAAAATAACCAATAGGGTTTCAGATGAATAGCCAGCCAACCAGCAGCGTTCAGGAAAGCGATGTAAGAGTTCTGGCTCAGCGCATTAACACACTAGATGAGAAGTTTGATGAAAAGTTCGACCTGGTTAACGCCAATGTCGAAAAGTCATTTTCAAAGCTGGATAGAGTTGCTGATAACTTGGGTAAAGTAGCTGAGCAGATAGCGAGGAAGGAAGAGACCGACAAGCATCTATCTGAGAAGTTAACAACGCTATCAATTCGCGTAGACAAGATATCATCCAACCAAAGAGACACCGACCTATTCATAGCTGCTCAAAAGCCTTGGGCGGACTACCGCAATAAAGTGATACCTTCAATCATCATCGCTGTAATACTTGGCCTAGCCGCTGTGTTTTATTCAAACCCCTTTAAGTAACTGGTCATACCACATAAGACCCAATAATGAGATATAGTCTTGTTGTTGGGTTTTTTAGTTTAAGGGGTGAGTATGAAAGAATTAAGCAAAGTAAATCTTTTTATAGGTAACACCGCAAGCAGAGTTGAGTTTGGAGAATTCGAGCGATATGGTAGTGGATTTACAGCTAAATACAGAGTGTGGAGCGGTTCAGATGTCACTAGCCTTATGTATGCCGGAAAGGTGAAATTCTGCAAAGACGTTACTGTTGAGTATGTCTGTGTTGATTGCCATTCGTTAAGCAGGGTAAAGCTATATAAGCACCTTGACGATATGACTTACATAGAGTGCGGATGCGGCGAGCGATGTGAACCGACAGGCATCATTGCAGTTCGTAAAGAGGTTAGCGTTACGTAACACTAACAGTTACTGTATACTATGGTTGTGTTAAGACGCATCATACTTGTTCTTGGTATTACCAGTACTAAGGATAACGGAAAGCCGCCAATTTAGGCGGTTTTTTTGTGCCTGAAATTGACTTAACCCATTCACTTTTAAAACAATCTCTTTTCGAATATAATCATTGTTGTGTGTTAGCGTGTTGACACCGAGGCGCCCTTAAAATGCTTTATTTTGTATGGAGTGAGCATTTTTAGGGTGGGACGATGTTCTGCCCTTTATGAGCCCTACATGGCCGACTGGTAATCGGTACTAGCCTTAATTGTAGAGTAAGTAAATCTCATAGTCGTATGATGCGTCTTAACACGAAGCATCTTTGTAGTGATTAAAGGTCGGCTAGTTTTTATGAACTTTTGTGACTTGTAACTGCTCTTACGATATAGACGAAACTGGGCCAATCATGGGAATACAAACGCTAGAAGGTGTGGTTACTGCTAGGCAGGGCGATTACATTATTAAAGGCGTTCAAGGTGAGTTTTACCCATGCAAGCCAGATATCTTTGAGCTTACTTACGACAAGGTATAGCCTTGCGCCAAAGTAAAAACAAAGCCTCTTAACCGAGGCCTTTTTCATATCTAACTCAACAATGATATAATACCCATAAGGCGCAGGGCGCTATTAACTAGCTAGGGGCTATTATGTTAACCGTTGAACTAAAATGCACAGAGTTACCTCAATTCAATTATCTAGTAGATTTAATCACTAGGTATCAAGACCAACTACCGCAAGCAATGATTGATGAGTTATCAGAATTGACTGAGGCTAGTTGCTATGCATGAATATAAAATACTACCAATATCAGATTTAATTCCTTACGCCAACAATTCTCGCACTCACTCGGACGAGCAGATTGCACAGGTAGCATCAAGTATAAAAGAATTTGGATTCACTAACCCAGTATTGATAGATGAACAAGGTGGAATTGTCGCTGGTCACGGTCGCGTTATGGCGGCTAAAAAGCTAAAGCTTACTGACGTTCCGTGTATTGAGTTAAGCGGGCTTACAGAGGCGCAGAAGAAAGCCTACGTGATAGCTGATAACCAACTGGCAATGAATAGCGGCTGGGATTTGGATATGCTCAAGCTGGAGGTTGAAAGCCTTCAGGAAATGGACTTCGATGTTGAGCTATTAGGTTTTGATGGCGAGTTTTTGGATGGATTGCTAGAGGTTGAGCCAGAGGAAGGTTTAACTGACGAGGATGAAGTGCCAGAGCCGCCAGAAACACCTGTAAGTGTATTGGGTGACATTTGGCAGTTAGGTAATCATCGTTTGATGTGTGGTGACAGCGGTATGATTGATTCTATATTGTTATTGCTTGATGGTGCCAGCCCCAACGCTATAGTCACTGACCCACCATACGGAATAGGGATAGACGGTCAAAAAGAATCTAAAAGCAAAAACCCTAAACACAACAGAAAACACCATGAGAAAAAAGATTGGGATTCAGAAAGGCCATCAGAAGATGTATTTCAAAACATAATAAGCTTTGATTGCCCTACTGTTATATGGGGTGGTAATTATTTTGCTGATATGCTGCCACCAACAAGAGGGTGGTTATACTGGTCAAAAGGTCAGGACGGGTTAACTATGTCAGATGGCGAACTCGCTTGGAGTACAGAGGATAAGCCTTTAAGGGCTAAAACAGTCAATAGAGGCGCGCTAAAAGGCTCTATTCATCCCACGCAGAAGCCAGTTGAAATAATTGATTTTTCAATAGGGTTTTTAAAGGTTCCATCGAAAGGTTCTGTTTTAGATTTGTTTGGTGGTTCGGGTACAACAATGATTTCAGCGGAGAAGGCTGATATAAAATCCTTTCTAATGGAGTTAGACGCTGGTTATACAGATGGAATTATTAACCGATGGCAACAGTTCACAGGCAAGCAAGCAACTCACATCGAAACAGGCAAGACTTACGAAGAGTTAAAAGGTGAGCGACTATGAGCCACTATGACGACCAAAGAGAGATAAACAAAGGCGGCAGGCCAACAAAGCCAATTGACTATGACAAACTAGCCAAGATGTGCGCTATTCATTGTACTGGTGAAGAGTGCGCCGCTATTTTAGATGTTAGTTATGAGCATTTAAACAACACGCTTAAGAGTGAAGGTCACGGCGGTTTTTTGGACTACTTTAAAAAACACTCTGCCAGCGGTAAAATGTCACTAAGGCGAAAGCAGTTTGAAAAGGCTACTGTAGAGGGCTCTATTCCTATGCTGATATGGCTAGGTAAGCAGCATCTAGGGCAGTCTGACAAGAATGAGCTTGAGTCAAAGACGGCAATAGTGGATAAGAGTGAATTGGATTGGTAAAGGCAGACGTAACAGCGCCTAAGCTAGACCTATGGAATAACTCGCCAGCATTTAGGCCTTACTATAGTGATAGGTCTCGCTACCAGGTGTTATGGGGCGGCGCTGGTAGCGGTAAGTCGCACAAGGTGGCTAGGCGAATACTACTCAGGTGCATCAAAGAGAAGCATAACTACCTAGTCACTCGCAAAGTGAACAGAACCATTAAGCGATCTGTTTTCACTCTATTTAAAAATATACTTTCTCAATGGGCTGCTAACTGGGGCTGCAGGTTATCTGATATTGCAGATATAAACCTAACCGACTTAACTATAAACCTTAAGATTGGCGCTAAATCTCAGCTAATGTTCACTGGTATGGATGACGTTGAGAAGCTTAAGTCTATCGAGGGCGTTACCTCTATTTGGTGTGAAGAGGCAACTGAATTGATACAGGAGGACTTTGAGCAGTTAGATTTACGTCTTCGTGGTGAGCATTCAGTAGACCTTCAGATAACCTTAACCCTAAACCCTATTAGCGATCAGCATTGGATCAAGAAGATATTCTTTGACGACCCAATTGAAGATGTATTTACTTTAAAGACCACATTCTTAGACAACAAGTTTATCGATGATGCGTACAAAATGGTTATGGAGAACAAAAAGAAAACCAATCCGAGGTACTACAATATCTACGCTCTAGGCAATTGGGGTACAGCTGAAGGTCTTATATTTAATAACATTAGCTACAAGATGGTTAAACCTGAAGACTTCGCCGGTTACGAATGCGTTCAGGGGCTGGATTTCGGTTACACTAACGACCCGTCATCATTTAACCAGACCTACATTGACCTGAAGAATAAAAAGCTTATCGTTTATGATGGGTTTTACAACAAAGGAATGTCTAACAATGACCTATCTGAAGCTATCAAAGAAAAACAGGCTCACAGGCACAAGACAACGTGTGACAGCGCAGAGCCTAAGTCTATTGCGTCACTGAAGTCTAAGGGTTGCAACGTTGAAGCCGCTAAGAAAGGTAAGGACTCAATTAACAATGGTATCGACTTCCTCCAGGACTACGAGATAATAATTAATTCTCACTTGGTTGAGTTTAAAGTTGAGGCTGAAAACTATTCATGGGCTACGGATAAGAATGGTAAGCCGACCAATAAGCCTGTGGACGACTTTAACCATTTCTTTGACTCGTTACGCTATGCAACAGAGCGCTATCATTCTCGCGGAAAGATGGAGCGCTTAAATATTGGCTTCTAAGTTGTTACAATGAACAAAATTCAAAAGGGTTAACATAATGACTAAGCAATCAGGATTAAGGGCTGTAGATGGTAATTACGCCACACACGCTCAAATGTGGGAAGAAACAAGGGCGTGTAACGCTGGAGCTAAAGAGGTTGTAAAGCTGGTTAGCTCAATGCCAGCCCCAAGCTATTCCACTCTTTGTGGTCAGTTTAGATATGATCATCTTGATGAAGAGCTAATACTTAAAGCTCAGAATCTAAATCACAATAGAAATTTGGCTAATATACAGAGAATAAATGAATACTGGAAGCGCGGCAGGTTTTCAAATTACGTAGGCAGGACGCTTGAGTCTAATCATGGGATGATGTGGAATCACCATGCCGAAAAAGACCTTTCTCCAAAAATGGAATATGCAGACGATAACTTTAACGGTTACGGATTGTCGGTAGATGATTTTGCCAAAGATTGCACGTATGAGCTAGAACTTACAGGTAGGTATGGCGCTCTTGCTGATATGGCAGAAACAAGCTCATCAATGACGGTTGCACAGCAAGACGACCCAGCGCTACAGCCTAGAGCGATATCGTACAAAGCCGAAGACATCCTTGCGGTTTACGTGATGGAAGGTAAGGTTGTTGATATCAGGCTTAATGAGGATCGCACCGAAAGTAGTGTTGACAACGAATTCGAATACGAATGCAAGCAATACACTAGACGACTGGTTATGATTGATGGCACTTATTACAATCAGCTATTCAACGACAAGGAAGAAAAGGTAAGCGAGATAGCCCCCAGGGCTAACGGGAGTAATTTTAGCTTTATCCCTTTTGTTTTCTTTGGGGCTGACAGTAACTCACCAGCGTATTCAAAAGTGCCTCTATTCGACTTGGCACATATAAACCTAGGTCATTTTGTGCTTGATTGCGACAACAGGGATAACTTGCATTACCACGGGCAAGGAACAACACTTGTAACAACGGACATGCAGGCTTACGAGTTTGACGCGCTAAACCCTGCTGGCTTAGATACTGGCGCTAAGGGTAAAAACGTTCTAAAGCAGGGGGACGATATAAAACTTGTCCAGCTGGCAGCCACTGGCGCAATACCAGAGGAAATGGGAAGGGATCAAGAAAGAATGATTCAGCTGGGCGCTCAAATAGTAATGCCAGCCGGTCAAAATATGACACTAGGACAAAAGAAGATTGAGGCTGGGGCGTCACTATCTACACTAGCTAGAATATCTCACAATACAAGCGAGGGCATGACTACTCTTCTTGGTTATATGGCTATGATGAAGGGTGATACACAGGAAAGCACGTATAAGGTTAACTCTAAGTTCATCACTGATGACATGACCCCTGAAATGCTAAACGCCCAAATGGCTATGGTTCAAGGTGGCGTACTGCCTAGCGAGACTCTAAATGAATCAGCTAGGCGTGCAGGATTGACTAAGCTTGATGATGAGCAGATTAAGCAAAAGCTGCTAGAGGATGGCGAAAGTCTTACAGGTGATAGCGAGGAAGTCGCACAGCTTAAGGCTGAGCTTGAAGCGCTAAAATCTGGCCAAGAGTAAATAAAAAGCCCTCTTAATTGAGGGCTTAGTTTTAATCAATAATTATGATGGCCATTAGCGCGCCCAATCCCGAAAACATCATTCCGTGGTGCCAACTTAAAGGTTGCCCGTCAAAGAATGACCCGCAAATGGTATATACAGCAAGAACACCAATGACACCAAACAGCTTTCTCATATCAACCTCCCATGCTCAAATACTTTAACCAGTTACGCGTGTTGTCTCTGTTTCTATATTTCAGCTTCATCATTTCACCTCTGGCACTAGCGGGATTATATTTGTGCAGTATTCAGATTCCATCTCAATGCTAAGTATGCGAAATGAGTCTTTTTCTTTATCGTAAAACCCAGCTGCAGAGCCTTCGTCTGAATAATCAAACTGATAAGCCTTGCCGTCAATCAGCTCAACAGGTGCAGGGGTGATTGTGCCGTTTTTATGCGAAATTGGTTCGCACTTATGAAACCACTCCTCCTTATTGCCGTATCTAGACCTGAATTTCAAACGGGTGCATATATCATCTTCTGCAGCCGTAAGCTCGCCAATTTCTGACCTATTGGTGTCTGTGTCGCTAAACTCGTAAAGCTTACCAATCTCATAAACCATTCCATCTACAGTTACAGTTTCCACTTTATCCATTTCATACTCCCGCTTGTATTCTTCAAACCCTTCTGACATTTCGGCTACCGTGGCGTTAAATTCTTCTATCCTGCAAATTTCGTCATAATATCTATCGTCATATCCGATAACAATATCAACCATGTCTCCACGTGCATGACTTCCGCTGACCTTAATGCACTCCGCAATAGCCAGTACGTCCAATCCTTCATATGTTGGCCAAACCCCTTTGAACTCATTAACCGCATCTATAATTGTTTTCGTCTCTAACTCCTTATTGATTTAACTCACGTTAACACGTTACTTATTGCCATGTGGTATGACCAGTGCCTATCGGTGTATAATTAGTTATCACCTAAACACGGCGCTAAAAATGGCAGAGCTAGAAATACTAACAACAATGGCAACGCAGCAAACGGCTGACCTACAGCGAGTGGCTAAGCAGGTTGGCGCTGATATCGTGCCATACATTAAGCGCATCGAGTCTGGCATTGAAGACATATTGCGGCCTTATTACGATAAATCGATAACCGCAAAGCGCCAGGAGAAGATACTTAAGGATATAAGCGAGCTAACCAACCTTGAATATAGTGAGTACCTTAAAGATTTTAACGTAAGCATGAAGGCTATTAGCGGTGAAGAGGTGGCGGCTTCAACCATGGCGCTAGATGTTGCCATTGAATCCGATGTTGATATTAACGAGCCTAAGAAGTCAGATATTAATCACGCTGTAATTGCTACACCGATTCAGCAGGGAGATAAAAGCTGGACTACCTACAAAGGCATTCAGTCATCATTCAAAAGCCAGTACGTTGACGAGATTAACTCAGCGATGGTTGTTTCAATGCAAGGCGCTGAGAATGGTAAGGAGGTTGCCGATGCCGCTTACACTCAATTACACTACACCGGTAGAAAGGCTAGCAAGTCTGTATTAGACCGTTCTCGCAGGTCTGCTAACTCGATGGCAGCTACTACGACCAATCATGTAGCCAATGTTACCCGGGTTCAATTTGGCGAGGCTAACAAGAGGTTAATTAAAGGCTATGTTTTTATTGCAGTCCTAGATTCTTCAACCTCATCTACATGCAGAAGTGGTGACGGAACAACAATGAGCGCTGATAACCCCAAGTTTTCAGCATGGTCTCCGCCGAGGCATAGAGGATGCAGAAGTGCGCTGTCTTACGATGTTAACGACAGATACAAGCTAGATGAAGATTCAACTAAGCGAGCGTCATCATTCAGAGTCGATGGATTGCAATCCCCAAAACCTGTATCAAGTAATGGTATTTACTACGACAAGATACGCAGCCTAAGCGCATCAGACCAAGACGCGATATTAGGCGTATCACTTGGTAAGGCATTCAGAAAGGGATTAAAAGACGGCACTCTTACGCCTGAGTCATTCGCTAAGCTAACAGTTGATAGCCTGTACCAACCGTTAACGCTTAAGCAAATGTCAGAACGTAACAATGCCCTAGGTGAGATATTACGTAAACAAAACAAAACCTGATATAATATCGCAAACAACCACGGCAGAGCCGTATTACAATCCTTGGAGGATTACAGATGGACTTATCGACAATTGAAGGTTTAACTCCTGAGCAATCAGAGGCTATTCTCGCAATGCACAACAAAGAGACTGAGGGGTTAAAGACTAACCGTGACGCATTCCGTGGCGAGAAAGATGCCGCAACAATTAAGGCTCAAGAAGCATTGCAGCAGGCGGAAGATACCCGAAAGGCTTTGCAGTTAGCAGAAGAAGAAAAACTAAAGCTAGCCGGTGATATGGATGGCCTTAAGTCTCACTATGAAAAGGTTAATGCTGAGCAATTAGCCGCTATTAAGTCTGAGTCAGATAAGGCTAAAGGCGCATTGTTAGACCGTGACAAAACATCTGTAATGGCAGACCTACAAACCATGATTCATCCTGAAATGGCTTACGCTGGTAAGGCTATGTTGTCAAGTGCGCTTGACATTGGTTATAATGAAGAAGGAAAGGCAATTACTACATTTAAACATAATGGTGAAGTGGTTGCTGATAGTGTCGAATCATTCAAAAGCTGGGCTTCTGAAAATTCAGACTACAAACAAGTTTTAATAGGTGTTGATTCTGGCGGGGCTGGGGTAACGCAAGCTAGTTCAAATACAATTGCAGGTGACAAGGACGCAGCATTTAAGCAGCGACTCAAAGCCGCAGGATTAACTTAATAAGGAAAGCATCATGTCTGTAACAAATATGGTTGTTTACGATCAAGAAATTCGCTTACGTACAATTGAATTGCTAGGTCAAGATTTACAAAAATTTAACGCTGGCTCTGGTGGTGCTATCGTTCTCGATATGTCTCGTTGGACTGGTAATTACACAAAAGAATCTTTCTTTAACTCTGTGGCGTCTGCTCAGCGTAGAGTGAATCGATTCGCAGCTAACGGCGCTCAAGCTTCAACGGCACTGTCTGAATCTGAAATGGTTGGAGTTAAAGTTGCTGGTGGATTTGGTCCGATCGTGTTTGAGCCATCACAACTTACTTGGCTTTCAGACGACCCAGAAACAGCAATTAATGTTATCGCTCAAGGCTTTGCTGATGCGCTGCTGGCTGACCAGCTAAACACTGTTGTAGGTTGCGCTGTAGCAGCAATTGAAAATATACCAGCCCTGGTTAATGACGTGTCAGCGCTAACTGCTGGTGCAGGCGCGTTAACTCAATCAGTGCTTAATGGCTCTCACGCTAAGTTCGGCGATCGCTCAGGCATGCTGATGGCTGACGTTATGACTGGCGCAGCGTTCCATAAGTTAGTAGAGAAAGGGCTGGATAACGGCGAGCGACTATTTATGTCGTCTAATGTTACCGTCCAGTCAATCCTAGGTAAGATCTTTGTTGTATCAGACATCCCAGCACTAGCAGTTGCTGGTACACCAAACAAGACTTACGTTGTATCGTTTGTTGCTGGCGGAGCGGTTGTTGATAACGCATCTGATATTATTACCAACCTAGATCCATCTAACGGTAAAGAGCGTATCGAAACCACTTGGCAGGCTGATTATTCTTTCGGCGTAAAGCTAAAGGGTTACGCTTGGGATATCGCCAACGGTGGAGCGTCTCCTGATGATGCTGACTTGTTCACAGGTTCAAACTGGGACAATGTAATGGGTGACGTTAAACACACTGCTGGCACTCTAGCAATTGCAGATATTGACCAATAAGGATAAGTGAACATGTCTAGACGTGAAAAGAAAATCGCATTTGTTGAGCATCCAATTACATTTGCTGAAAAGGACGCGATCATCGATAAAGGTTTTAAGATTGTTGATATCCGCTTTGCTCCTGAAAAGCTGCCTGAAGGTGCTAATAAGTTTGAAAAGCCTAAAGCTGAAAAGCCTAAAGGTTAATCACGGCAATGTGATTCGCAGAAACCCACTTTAATAGGTGGGTTTTTTATTGCCTGCCATATGGGTTATACTAACAGCGTGCAAGAATTTGAGGGCTTGCACAGTTGCAGCGCTGTAACACCTCACTCTAATTTCTCCCTCTAAATGCCCTTCGGGGCTTTCCCTCTGAGTAAACGTTATGCGAACAATGAATGATATATTAGCTGATATTGTGATCGCTAATGGCGGCACAGTCACCGACCCAAACAACCGAAACCAATTACTAAGAGACTGGTTAGCGGCAATTTAAATTAACTCATAGGAGAAATGGGATATGAGTACGAGAAACAAGATACTTGAAGAGATATTAGACAAGACTGGTGGCGCGGAATTCAAAGGTGCACCTTCCAATGTGATGACTGAGAATGACAACACTGGAGAAACGACTGTTGATGGAAACCCAGGCAACTTCGTACCAGCCGCCGCTACTGCTGGGCTTGCTCCTCCAGTTCCAGGTTATGCGGTCAACTTTAAACCCCTTAACGTTAATATCTTAGATGCCATCCATGATTCGACTGTAGATGAAGATTATAGGGTTGATTTTAGCGGGACAATTACAGCTAACGATCCTGCATTCCTTGGGACATATATTGGGATAATGGTTGACACAAGCCTAGGGCAGACATTCACTGGTGGGACTAAGTTTTATCCTGTCGGTGTGTCATTTGGGGCCGGAGCGTCTCCTGCGATAGGATTCTCAATAACTGTATATGGAAAGTTTGCTCCTGATGAAATTATTCAATTAAAGGTTTCATCTAACACATCGGGTACGCTAACTCTTTCTGATGTGATATTTTTCGCAGTTAAGATCACTCCTGCTGCTTAGCGATGCAGATGCAGCAACGCTAACTAAAAGCACGTTTGTTACGTCAGGCATTGCTAGCGCAACAGTGACCAATCAGTGGAAAGGCGGAGCTAGTGGTATGATTACCGACATAGGCTCAATAGACTTGACGCCACAAGGTACAAACTTAGTGTTTGAAGAGTTGTAAATAAAAAGGCCTCTTAATTGAGGCCTTTGTTTTTTAATCTTCTTCATCAAACATAATTGAGTTGTAACAATCTTCACATGTAGCTATAACATTCCCGCTTTCCCTTATTGTAAACTGCTGCTGGTCTGCGTCTTCTGCTTTATCTCCGCAAATTTTACACTTTATGTCTGGCGCGCTTATTCGTATTGGAATACCTTTATATATAACTGCGCCACCTTTCATTGATACTTCCACTTTAGCGGCCAGCTTTAGCTCTTCTGATTCAGCTCCGAACATTTCAGAAACCTTGCTCATATCAATTTCACTCACGGCAATCACTCCTTATTAATTTAAGCACACTATAACGCCAAACTTTCGTTTCACTGCTCCGACCAGTACAATATGATATACTTGGTTAAAATTTAAGAGGGTTTAACAATGGCTTTAGTAGTTGAAACGGGGCAAGGTGTTGCGGATAGTGATTCCTATTTATCACTAGTAGATGCTAGAGCGCTTGCTGTTAAGTACGGGATCGCATTGCCTACTGATGACACCGAGGCAGAGGTATTATTGCGTAACGGCTACCTAGGACTGCTACCTATCGAGCCGCAACTTCAAGGTTCTCGCACACATCAAATCCAAACCAATATATATCCGCGCACAGGCGTATTAAAAAACTGCGCTTCAGTTGATAGCGATTCAATACCAAATGAGCTTAAGCTATCGCAACTGTATCAAGCTGACGCAATTCAATCTGGCGCTAGCACTAACGAGGTTACAAGTGAGCCTAAAGTTAAAAGCAAAACCCTTGTTGGCGTATTCAGTAAGACGTATATGGACGGGTCAAGCGCTCCACTCAACGCTGTTGTGCAGGGCGTTATCAATCAAATGTACCCACTTACTAAGATTGGATTCCAGCAATCACCTTGCGGTGGCGGTGGTTATGGTAACGGCCTTGGGCGTGAAAATATGGGTTATATGCGATGAGTGGATTCGAGATTGATAAAGACGTTAAGGAAATGCTTCGCGATGCTAACGACTTCGCAGGGCCTAACCCTAACACCATTTTCAAAGAAGTCAAAGTTTTGACTGGCGGCGATGGTATAACACCGCCTACTGAAACTATAACAACAGTTCAATTAGTTGACGCTATTTTCAAAAGCTACAATCAAAACGCTATTGACGGAACGAGTGTTAAAGCGGGTGATAGGCAGTTGGTATCTAATGGCGACATTGCTATTGAATACGGCAATATCATCACTGAAGGCTCGGATAGGTGGCTTGTGGTTAGCGCAGACAATAAAACACCAGCAGGTATACCGCTAGCCTATATCGCACAGGTAAGGAAGCAATAATGCCGCTAAAGGGTTTGGGAAATGTCAAAAAAGCTATGGAAGATTTAAAGCAATCGGCTAACGATGACGTTACCGGTGTTTACCTTGCTGGCATGAAAAACATGATTGAGCAAACCCCAGCGCAATCAGGCGGCACTCGTAACAGTTGGTTTTTATCAACCAAGAGTCAAGTTAGCAATACAGCTAGAAAGCCGTCTATAGGTGGCTCTGACTCAATATCATCGGTATTGCGCGGAATGCCTAAAAGCGTATTAGGTAAAACTTTATATTTTGTTAATAACTCGCCACCTATTAACTTACTTGAATATGGTGGATACCCAAACCCTGTTAAACTTGGATCGTGGATAGATGGGAAATATCAAATACTATCTAGCGGCGGATACTCAAAGCAAGCCCCAGGTGGCTGGGTGCGTAAAAATTTAATCCTTATGCAAAAGAAGATTAGAACATTATGAGCGATTTAAACATAAGACGCGCACTGGCTACACTGCTGATATCAAGCGGTATACCTCAGAGCAATATTGCGTGGGAAAACACAACATTCGATCCGGCCAATCTGGATTATTACATTGCGTTCTACTTTTTGCCGTCAACTGAAGATTCGGCAGGAAAGGCGCTTGCAGATGATAGTGAGCAGCTTGGATTGTGCCAAGTTTCGGTATTCACAAAGCTAAACTCAGGCGATTACGGAACAAAATACCTAGAGACTATCGACACCATAAAGGGTGTATTTTTAACTGGAGTAGAAACAAGTTATAATGGCCAAGCGGTAACAATACTAGATTCATCTAACATAAGCCCTTCAGACTCAGAAAGTTGGTATCAGGGCGGCTTAACAATTAACTATCGAGCATTTAAAAAGAGGGTTTAAACATGGCAGGTTCTAATGATTATGTAATAAAGGCTGGCACTGGTGATTCGGAAGTTGACATT